GCTACGGCTACGGCGACGGCTACGGCTCATATTGGATGAAGACGATCCAATATTTCGCCGACAAGTGGACAGTCGCCCAACGTGCCCGCATGGAGGAATTGCACGCACTAGGGGCAAAAATCTGCTTCTGGCGCTCGAAGAAAGACGGCACAGCAATACATGGCCGCAAGATCGAGCCAGCGATGCCTGGTCTTGTGCAGACGGTCAAAGGACCGCTTGATCTTTGCACGAATCGCGCACTGCACGCGACGCTAATCCCGCCGAAATGGGAAGGCGATCGGCTATGGATTGTGGCGCTGATCGGCGAGACGGTTGGCGATGACGAGAAGTACGGCGCTTTGCAGCGCGAGATCATTGGAGAATGTCTATGAACGAATGCTCAGACTGCGGTCATCACTTCACCGATGCGGAAGCTGGTAAGGATTTTGACGAATCCTTAAAGCCATATTCGTGCTGCCCGGCATGTGGGTCTGATGACTACTCGGAACCCGAGTTCAAAGTCCCGCCCAAGATCACGGTCACGCCAGTTAGCACCAAGGCCTTAGAGAAACAGGCGCGCAAGGTCATGCGCGGCTTCGTAAGTCGTCCTATGGATGACAATGCGAACTATAGGCGCGACATGATTGCGGCAGGACGCGGTAGGTTACTGAAATGAGCCTCGCAGATCTAGTTGCGGTATTCGGTCCCATCTTTCGCGCCATATCGATACTTATTGCCGTATTTACAGTGGCTGTGTGCGTGCTGGGATTGTGGATAGCATTCTGGAAAGTCCACGATCACTACATGCAAAAACGCATCCGCCGGGGAGCCACGCCTATGGCAATAGATGAACTGAAGATGCGCAGGCTGGCGAAGTCAGTAAGGCAGCGCATTCAGACGCGGAAGATGGCGAATGGACGCTGATGCTTGGTGGCATCAGCAAGAACAGGATGAACGTTGGCATAAGGAATGTTTAGATGGACAAAAGCGAATCGATCAACGAATTGGCAATGGCTCTCTCCAAAGCACAGAGCGAGATCACTGGGGCAAAAAAGGACTCCAAGAACCCATTTTTTGGTTCTAACTATGCCGATCTTGCCTCTTGCTGGGATGCATGCCGTGAGGCCCTTTCTGCCAATGGCCTAGCGGTGCTACAGACGACCAGCCGGGGGGAACCTGTGACCATCCAATGGGAGACCATGGACAAGGAATCAGGTGAGGTGACGCAATACAAGGTCGATACGGTCGAGACCGTCATCGTCACGACCTTGCTGCATTCCTCCGGTCAGTGGATCTCAAGCCCCTTACCAATGATCCCAAGAGATGCAAGCCCTCAAGGGATAGGCTCTGCAATCACCTATGGCAGGCGCTACGGGCTTTGCGCCATGGTAGGAGTGGCTCAGGTCGATGATGATGGGAATACCGCCTCAGGCCGTCCTATTGCGTCTAAAGGCATTAGCCCTAAGGGTGACTTGGGTAAAAACGTACCGCACGATAAAGCACAAGCTACCGCCTCGCACATGCTGAAACTCATGAATGAGGATGTGATCGGGGATCATGACGGCATCAAAAAGGCCATGATCGTCTTGGATTATCACGAGAAAATCTTAAATCCTGATGAGAATCTGTATGTCGCTGTGGGTGAGGTATTAACTCCAGCGAAGCGCAATGCCTGGAAGGCTCTAGTTTCCTTGGCAAAAGCTGCTGAGAAGAATGATCGTGCGACAGATCCATCTAGGCCGCGGTTTTGATCGATCAGGCACGAATGGAGGCGGCGATGCAGTATTTGGCCGAAACGGACGACAAATACGCTCTAGCGAAAGCAGATCTATTGCGTACCGAGATCCTGGCAAAGCGCGCGAGGGCCCGCGTGTTCATGACCGGTGAGGGATCAGTGGAAGCACGTAAAGCCGCCGCAGAAGGCCACAGTGAGGTTATTGCAGTGGATGATGCGCTGGTAGAGGCTACTGTTGCCTTTGAGACACTAAAGGCCCGTAGGAGCCGTGCAGAGATTCTGATAGATGTGTATCGGACACTGGAAGCCTCGCGCAGAAAGACATGACCAAAGCCGACCAAAAGCGCTTAGAGATAATCCACCGATTACCGTGTATGGCTTGCGTACAAATCGGACAATTGGCATGCGGTAGAGTGGAAGCGCATCACATAGTCGATAAGGGCTATAGGAAGCATTCTGGAGGTCATCAAGCAACTATTCCGCTAGGAGCATGGCATCACAGGGGTGAACCTCTCATGGGCCATACGAAGCGCTATATGCAGGCTGTATACGGGCCATCTCTTGCGCTGCAATCAAAGCACTTTGCGATAACCTTTGGTTCTCAACGCGAGCTGCTGGCCAACATCGACAAGGTGATCAATGGCTAAGCCTCGCTATATACCCATCAGTTGGCGTCCAAACGGACCTATTGTTTGGATTCCAAAGCCGGTAAAAGCGGCACAACATGCAAAGAAAGTATGACAATCGAGCCAGCGTCACAGGCGAGTGACGAGGTAAAGCCGTGACACTTGAGGAAGAGCTACGCGAGGGCGGCAGATTCGGAGATGGCTGCACATGCGTCCAATGTCGCGGCGCCGACCGTATCCGCGAGCTTGAGGCGGCTCTGAGTGCTTGCCAGATCGAATGCCATCATCTACACCACTGCAAACATGAGTATCACGGCCATGACGTGCCGTGTCCGGTAGAGGCTAGAATAAATGCGTTGCTGGCACCTGCGGTGCCGTCACCTCAAGCGAGCGACGGCAAATGACGCTAAATGACCGAATAGACCACTGGATGCTAAAGCGTCTGGAAAAGCGCGGTGTTGTGGCAATTATCAACGTCCCTATGTGGTGGATAAAACCGCCAGACCAGCCAATCGGCCAGGTGTTAGATGTACGCTTTTATGGCGACAAAACTCCTGCATTTCCTCCTACTTCAGGAGTGATCAAATGAGCAGATCTGGCTATTGGGAAGATTGGGACGGCGACGGCCGGCCGCCTGAGTTCTATCGCCGCGCGGTCGAGAATGCCGTCAACGGTAAGCGTGGACAGGCTTTCCTGACGGAACTTCTGGCCGCATTAGACGCGCTACCAGCGCCCCGGTTGATTGCCGGCCAACTGATCGAGGACGGCGAGGTTTGCGCACTGGGAGCCCTCGCTATTCGGCGTGGCATGGATACCAGCAACATCGACGTGGAGAACCCCGACTCCGTTGCGGATGCGTTCAAGATTCCGCGCTGCCTCGCCGCCGAAATCGAGTACGAGAACGATGATGACTTCTCGGCGAACAACAATGTCACGCCGGAGCAGCGGTTTCAGTACATGCGCAAGTGGGTCGTGTCATGCCTTGCGTCTCAATCTCAATCCAAGGTGGAGAATGAGCGATTGGACTAAGACACTCTCAAAAACGATGATCCTGCTGCGAGAAATAAAAGGCATGGGTCAGCGTGAACATGCGAGAGCGCTGGGCCTGACTGTCGCCACGCTCAACCGAATCGAGAACGGCAAGAAATGCGACGTGGATACGCTTGTGCACATCCATCAAAAGACCGGCATCAAGTACGACACGCTACTTGGGTCACAAGCCAATCCAGAAGGAAATGCGAAATGAGCATGCCACACGTTTGCAAGTGCGGGACCTGCGGGAAAGAAATGGACTATGGCTTTGCAGCCTTGCGCACTGAGCAGTGTCTGCACCATTGGGGTGAGTTCAAGCAATGGAACGATGCCAGCGGCGAGCATGGCAGCAAGCGCTGCATAGCTTGCGGGAAGTATCTGCAATGGTGACATCTGGTAATACAGGGGGAGAGCGTGTCTGACGTTACCGGCCCAATATCGACGCTACCCGGCACTGTGCGCGATCCGCCGCATGACTCCATGTGCGATCACCATCCGAAGCGCCGAGCAACGCACCGCATCCAAGGAGAGACCGACTCCATGGGCTGCGAGATGCATGACCTATGCGATGAATGCACCGCTGAGCTTCGCGAATCAATGCTTTCCCCGGAGGCGAGATCAGGCCGATGTGACTGGTGTAAACAGGAGGCCACAGATCTGCGCGCGAAGCGGGATTGGGAAGAGGGAATGACAGGCCCTGTCTATCAGGTCTGCGGGTCATGCGTGAAACGGCGCAGCGAGGAAGACCGGGCAGATGCGGAATACGATGCCCGCTATTACGGGGATGGCTAAATGACAGCGAACGATGGAACAACATGACAAAGCAGGGCGCGTTCAAGAAATGTATTCGCACCGCCGGAAAAAAGCTACCGTTCCGGTCGCCGCGAAAGATGCGCGAGTATCTTGGCTACGCGTGCGGCTCACTCGAGGAGGCGTACATGATCGGCGCCGAAGAGGCCCAAAACGCAATTGTGCAGCGCCTGGTCAATCTGGCTGCTGGCGATGGAGGAGATGTCAAGTGAGCGATCTTGACCGACAGGCGACCGGCGTTCCCAATGCGCCAACCACAGAGCGCTGCGAGAGATGCAATGGGACTGGCCTGGTGACGATCCAGATCGGCGGGGATGGCTACGGCGACAAGTGCTGCGGCTTGATGGATTGCGATGATCAGCCGTGTCCTGAGTGCGATTCAAAGGGGTTTATTTATGTCTGACACTTATGATGCAGTCTATAGCGCTGTACGCAGCCGCATTTCTAGTTGCGATGTCGGCGAGGCTATCAGGTCAGCCGCGAGCCTAGACGGCAGCCACGCCATTGCAATCATTCAACAGGAGTTCTGCATAGCGGCTGGCGAGATGCAGCGCCCTAGTGTGCTCTACAGGCCGTCGATATCTCTCGATGGCAAGAAGTGGTGCGCACTGTACGGCGAGAACCTACAGAACGGCGTCGCCGGGTTCGGTGACTCGCCAGCAGAGGCGATGGCTGACTTCGACCGCCGATGGTCACAATCCAGCGGAGGAACTGAACATGGATAAAAACACCCCACCAATACCAGAACCCATGACCTGCTCGTGTCTCGTGGCGAGAACATTGGAACGCAAGATCGCTAGTCAAAAAGAGGTCATCCGACAAAAGTCGGCGCAAATATCGAGGCTGCAGGACACGATTCAAAAGCTGCGCGAAGGTGAATCGGAGTCACAATCCAACGGAGGAACCGTCAATGAGTGAGCCGCAGCTATTCAGCATCGAGGAACGCTCGAAGTGGTTTTTCGAGCGCTACACTTTTGAGCAGTTCGCCATGGATCACGACCTGCACAAGCACTGCATCGGCTGCGCCGGGTGCATCCTAGACCCGCAGCCAATTGTTCAGTATTCACACCCGATTTGGTGCGTGGCCTGCCGGGATCGAATCGAGAAGGTGTGCGCTATGACCGGCCGCAAACCGCCGTGGGAGTTCACCATGACATTTCGCAGCGGAGGCGCTGTCGATGATGTATAGATGCCATCCGAACATCCAAACTGTCCGATGGATAGGCAGTAAGGTGCCTGACGAGATAGCCTTTCCTCTGATCATGGAACGGCTTAAAGGCCGTCGTCGGATCACTGCTAGTGGCTGCTGGGAATATACCGGATACATTCTGCCAAATGGCTACGCGGAGATATGCTTTCGCGGTCGAAACACCAGAATAACTCGTCTAGTTCACCGCATTTATCACGGTCCAACTGACCTTGATGTTCTGCATTCCTGCGACAACACTATTTGCTTCAATCCGGAACATCTATCGGCTGGCACGGACAAGCAGAACATCGGTGAGTCTATCGCCCGAGGCAGACGCAACACAGCGCGCAAGCCATACGGTAAAGGTCATCCGATGCCTGCTGAACGAACTCATTGCATTCATGGTCATGCGTTCGATGACAAGAACACCTATCGCACCCCTGACGGCAGACGCCAATGTAGGGCCTGCCATCACAAAGCCGTAACGCGGTGGGGTTCTAAGCCATGATCAATGACGCCATCACAGCGCTGAAGGCTCGACAGGAGCGAGACGAAGCCATCACGCTCGCGGCTAAAGAACTGGTCGAGTTCCTGAAGTGGCTGAAAGAGCAGCTACGAGAACGTGATTGACTTGATGTAAAAGACGTTCCCGGCCGAGTTGGTTTGGTCCTGAATCATAAATTTGAGGATCTTCTGACCTGCCGGTAAGTTATAGCCTGACGCTCCTAAGGGGATCACGTAGGTGCCATAGACATTCGGCTGTGGCGCAGGACCAAAGTCCGTCACATTCACCACCTTGGCGCCAGGGATAGTCACATCGCCCTGACCCTCGAATCCGGATGCCCACACTTGTCCGGCTCGAGTCGGCGCTAGAACCAGAGTGAGTGAGGTAAGCCCAGTAGTGTCGAAGTTCGTGGCTCCAGGCTGATTCACTCCGCCTTGCGCATACCACGGCTGAAAGCCACCTGTGCCACCCTGCGAGGTCATCTTAATCGCCGGCTGTCCATCTGGACCGATAGAGCTATCGACCTCGGTCTCCTGCCAGTCGTAGTTCCCTGACCAGTGATTGACCCCGTTTGAGACCACCACTAGAGGTTGACCAGGAGGAGGTGGCGGTGGGGGCGTCACAGAAGCCGCAGGAACGGCGATCGTCGTGGTTGATCCACCAACAGCCACAGTAAGCTGAGTGACCGCCTGGTTGAACGTGAGGGTCAAAGGCACGGTAATTTGGGTCATTTAACTCTCGTCATGGTGGCTGGCCCTGGGGCGTTGAACTTCTCTTGACCTTCGGCAGCGATCTGCCGGAGGAGCTTGACGGCCTCCTCCAGCAGCTCTTCTATGCGTTTGGCCCGCTCGTGAGCAAGCCTTCGCTCCTCGCGCCAGCCATCCCCATGTGCCCACCCGAACATTTACGCTTTCTTGACCGCAGCGGCTACGGCCGGATTCGCGGCAGCGGATGAGGGGGTCAGAACCATCGTCGCGGCACCCGGAGCATTGAAGGTGGCTTCAGTGAGGGTGAGGGCGAGTGAGGGGCCCGGATTGCCCGGAAACACGATGACGGCGCCGGTCGAGTCCAAGGCGGTCTCAACGATGTTGGCGGAGACGGTGATGCCATCCGCAGAGATCGGCAGGCTGGTGACGAATGAGAACGGGGGGCTCTCAGAGCCAGTCAGGGAGACCGCGGGCTGCACATTGCCGGCAGAGTCTGTGACGACGACCGAGAGAACACCGGCCGTGATGCCCGCGGGAAGCGGCGCTTTCATCGGCGTGATGGTGATCAAAACTTGGGCGAGATTTGCGGACATGGGAAATTCCTTTAGAAACGTGCTGGTTGATTCGATCAGTTCAGAGTAATACGCCTAGCATATGACAAATACAAGCGTCAAGCTATGTAGTCGAAACACTCACAGCTGTGGACCCAATTCCTTGATCAAGGCGTTGTAGTTGGCCCAGTTGGTCCGGCATTCGGTGAGACTGGCGGCAATAGCGTCATTAATCTGTCCCATGCGAGCGATGGTGGCGGAACTAGGAGTGCCGGGGTTATCTGCACCTTTGGACACGGTACTGCTATTGGCTGCAAGACTTGCGCTGCGCAGCCGCTGGCTAAGCTGAGTATTGAGAACACGGACAGAATTAAGCTGAATCTGCAGATCATTTTGTATGCCCTCATTGGCCGCTATAGCATCTTCTTTGGCCTTTGTCTGTGCGGCAATTGCAGCATCAGTCACGGCCTGAATTTGAACTTTATCTTTATCCCAGGCTACGGTGACGCGATCTGAGCCGTTCTTATCCCCGGCCTCATAACGGTAGTGCCCGTAGCCGATCACCCCGCCTATCGCGAGCAGCGCAGCCAGAGCGTACATGATGAGGCTAGATGGCAAAGTGATGCACCGCTAAAGCTAAGAGAACCCCGGTTGTGTAGCCCGCGAAGTCCTGAAGATTCTTGCCGAAGCTCTGGCCGACCTCGAAATGTTTATCAATGTAAAATTCTTTGAACGCAGCTCCGCACAGGAATATGGCAGGCACCCAAGGATGTTGGAACGTATAGCACACCGCGTAGGCGAACCAGCAATGCGCATTGAAGGTAATGAAGGTCGGCGTAACGATCTTGGTAAGAATGTTCATCGCTTGCCCCTCACCGGTCCCGGAAGAAAATAGGCAGCAATTGCTTGGCACAATCCCACGAAAACCATACCAAGTTCGACACTGGGCTTCTTCGATAGATACTCACTGCACGCCAGCACGATGAACTGTCCCAGCAACTGGCCGATGATGGCACCGCCAACGGTCTTACCGGAAGGCTTCCATTTCTGCCAGGTGAGATTTTTCTTAGAGCTTGCCAAAGAGCTTCAAAAGCGCGGTGATGCCCATCGCCCAGGTTGGGATGTGACTCCACTCGTTTTTAAACCATGTGACGATCTTTGATTCCTCGGCCTTGGCTTTCGCTAGTGCGGCTGCCACCGCGGCCTCGATCTGAGAAACCGTGGACTGCGCGGGAGGCGCGGGAACTGGATTCGGTGTGCTCAATTTAAATCTCCTTACGTGTTGATCAAAGCGGCCTCGGCTTCGCGCCGTCTGAGTAATCCAGGGACCACAGAGCCATTGCTGTGATCCCACTTTAACAGTTCTGTCTTGACAGCGTTCCAATTACCTGAATTCACCTCTTTACATAAAGTGCTGGTGCGGTAGTTGCCGATGCCAAGATTGAACACGAAGTCAGTAAGTGCATCCAAGGTGCCTCCAGTGACTGTAGGGCTGTACATCAGGAGCAATGACTGGGCGGCCTGGATGTCATGATCTAACGCCTCATCGGCCTGTGCTTGCGTCCACACAAGTCCCTCGTATACATCCTTGCCTACGTGGCCGTAACCTATAGTCCAGACGCCAGCTATGTCCTGGTAAGCCTCGAGCTTGCAGCCCTCGAATTCCTTTTCTAGAGCGTCATTCACTGTCTTTCTGCTCCTTCATCCCAGCAGCGTGCGCTTCAGTCTTGGTGACGCTGATCAGTTCACTTAAGCGAGAGTTGGTCAGATCATGGATGACCTGAATCTTCCTGCCGTTACGCAAAGATGTAATGGCCGCGATGAGCGCCGCGGCGCTCATGAGTACTTGGGCGATATCGGCGATGCTCACGTATATCCTGGCCAGAGCTTGTTCAAAGTCGCCATCAGAGCCTGCCGATCGGCCTGGCTAAAGTGGTCTTGTCCCAGTATCTCACACACTTCTTCAGCATCCTCCGTGTCGTTCACTATGGCCTGTGAGATGTTAGGGCTCGCGTAGAGCTGACGGATCTGCGCATCGAAGGAAGCAAGATCTCCTGGGGCCACTGGCACGGTGGCAAATCGTAAGATGGCTTTTCTATCGACCAAACAAGGTAAGCCTCCGATTTTCGCTGCTCCTTATTTGCGGGCCTTTAGCTCCGCGTTCTGATCGGTTAGTACAATGAACGCTCTCTCATACTGTCGGCGCATTGCCTCAAAGTCTTTGTCCTGTCTGTCCTGCTTCGACATGTTCAATCCCATCACGTAGCCATTAGCAGCCAGCACAAGCGAGAACGCCACCACCAAAGCTATGGTGCCAGCGCCTAGAGACACGTTGACGCGCGTGATCTGATTGCCACCACCAGTGACTGACTCATCGGTCTGGCTTGTCACGGTATCCTCGCACTAGCCATGTTGCGGCATTCAAGTTTCAGCACCGCGATCTCGCGTGAGAACTCGGAGTTGGTCTGCTGCTGTGCCCACACGACTATCCCCATGCCTAGAACAAAAGCCGTGAACACAGCGTTCTTCAAGCCAGTGAAGCTGCCGTTATCTATCTGGATCATGGGAACCCTGCGAAATTCATCGTATTCCTCATTAAGCGCTTCACGTGCGTTTAGCTCCTCATCCGTAAGTTCTCGTGAGTCGGTGTTCACGATGCTAGAAATCCAACAGCCTTCAAGACAGCAATGATCTGGGCTACCGCTTTATTGGTGTTGCTGTTTGCTCCACCAGCATCCGTAATATTGTAGTTGTTTATCACAGCGCCTCCTACTGGAGATCCCCACCCGCTGCTTTGAGCGGGACCATTGTTGCCATTGACCCCCAATGGACATTGTATCGACATCTGATTAAGAGTTGTGCCGGTACGAGTGACCTGCAGTACGGTAGTGGTATTAGCATTGGCATCGGTCGCCAGGACCAAGGAAAACGTGCCCCCGGTATTGCGAAAGTTGTAGATCTTGGAGTTTGCAGCGGCATTCGGATCATTCAGTTGAAAGTAAGCATCGCCAGGTGACTGAATACCTATAGGGCCGCTCAACAAAGGAATAGTTCTAGTCAGGTTGCCAGCACCGCCGCCATTTTGTTGCAACGATACATCGCTGAATAAATTGCCAATGGTGCCATCATTTATGAGTCCGAACGGAGTTCCTTGAATAGAGTTCTGCCACCAAAATACGTTCGATAAGGCACTCGCGGCGGAATTGTAAATGCACGCGATATTGGCCGAAGTCCCGCCGCCTCTAACATTGTAGTTAGTATTCGCAACCGATAGAGCAGTACCCTCATTGCCGATGAAGATCATGAAGTTCTGCTGATTCGGCGCCTGATTTTCTATCATTGGCGCATCAATGGTGATGTTCGATGATGGCGAGTTCTTAGTATCGATGTAGATGATAGAGCGACCTGGATTCACCCCAGTTAAGGATGCCAGCATCCACGGTGCATACATCCTGAAATTGAATATCGACTCAAGATAAATAGCATCCGAGGTCTGAGCGGCATAGGTAAGTCCGGTGGGAGTTCCTGCCGTGGTGACGATTGCCGCACCTGCCGCAGTTTGCAGCGTAAAGGTGGTCGAGCCATTCGTGGCCGAGATGTAGTAAACAGTTGGGTTCTGATATCCAGTGATACTTCCACCACCACCAAAAGTACCGGTAATTGCTACCGGCTGACCGACTACAAGACTTGCCGCAGCACACGAGAATTGCCCAGCGATTCCAGTTATTGCTACGGTAGATAGATTCGGACTTCCACGATTATTTTGGTAAGTGCCACCGAAGAACTTGTGATCCTGCGTCGAGATATTATGATTCGCGCCAGATCCTAGGATGGTCGTAAAGGTCGAGGTAACTCCGTATAGGTAATTGGTCCCAGTAAAGACCATCGCACGAGATCCTAGATCACTTGCGAAATTCCAGAAGTGACAGCCGTAATACTCATCATCCTCAATGCCATAGTTATAAAGCACTGAAATCTTAAAGTTACCCAATACTTCAACATTTCTGAAACGAACATCAGGAGCGCTGGATGCATCTGCATTACGCGCAACTAAAAAGCATATCTTTGGGTAGGTCGAAGTATCTGTGCCGATGGAAAGATTCTCGAAATTTACCCCGACTGCTCCAGTGTTATCGAATGCTGCAGTGGCTGTATGTTTGAGAAGAATCGTCCCGTAATATGGAGAATTGTTGGTAACGGCCTGTAGGTTTCTAACGCCACGCACTGTAACTGCATAGCGGGTTGCGCTCACCCCGGACGGAGTCGTCATATCAATCCCGCCATCGAGCAAGATACCACCCGTGGTACCTACTATAACGTCAGCTCCACCGCCAACTCTTGCCTGATTTACCGCAGCTTGGAAAGCCGCGGTCATGGAGGTCGAATAAGGAATATTGACGCCTAATAGATAGCGCTCGATCACACCTGGTAGATAATCGTAATTAAGCGGCGTAACACTTGCCGCTAGTTCCGCAGGAGTTTGCGGGTTTAAGATAGCTCCCAAAAACTGCTGAGTGAGAACCGCTGCTGTTAAGCTACCTTGTACCTGATCGGTCGAGTAGATCTGATTGCCAAATGCATCCTGAAGGATAAATTTGTAAGTTTTTGTAGGGTCTAGCCAAACCGCAGCTTGGCCATTGGCATTGAGAATTACAGGATTCGCGTTAGGAGTGCTTTGAGTGCTGTCTGTATAGGTGGCCTGAGGTGTTGATGTGCCAGCGATATAGCTAAAGAGCTTGCCGCCAGGTAGTGGTAAGCCTGCAAAGCCCACACCCTGAAAGATTAAAGCTGGCGAGAGTATGGCGGTCATGAGTATGAAAACACCACGATTCCAACCCCACCTGCGGTACTTACAATCACTACTCCCGCTCCATTTCCACCTGCATTGCCTCCATCGAATATCCCAGGGATTCCAAAAGCCCCTACCCCGCCATCTCCACCACCTGCATTATTGATTCCTGCTCCTCCTGCATTCCCCGGCGTGTTGACCACCGTTCCACCGGTCGCATTAGCAGGTGCTGCACCTCCCGCACCAGGCGCATTACCCGCCGTGGCATTGGCTCCTGTGAGACCTCCAGGAGAGGTTAGGGTGGTAATCGCCATTGTGCCGCTCGATACGGAGGATTGACCTCCGTTAATGCCCGCAGCCACACCGGCAACGCCGACTGTGAAACTTAATGTATCCCCGCCTAAACCTGCGACAGAGTAGGTAGAACGCGAGTAACTTCCCGATGATCCACCACCGCCGCCTGCGATAATGGAGCCTGAGATAAACCTTGCCCCACCGCCACCGGAACCTCCCCAGCATTCGATC